CCGCCGCCCAGGGCAACAGGGTCTTGCTGCACCTGCGCCATTGGGACGGCTGGCTTAGGCAAGCGGCCCCCCAAAAGTCACCAGGCGGGCCGTGTCGTCGATAAGCGCCAGCTCAAGCTCGCCAAACTTGGCGCGTGCTCGAGCCAGCACTTCGGGCGCGTTGTCAAAGATGCCGACTTGGATGAGCGCCGCCCACACGAGGATCATGTGGTGCCGCAGCGGCAGCACCGGCTCGTCGCCGTCGGCGGCCAGCTCGGACGGCTCGCGGTGGTACTCGGCCTTGATGCGGTACACCACGTCGGACTGCGGGCCGATCATCAGCTCGTCGTCGTCGTTGATGGACCAGTACATCGGCCTGGCGGGGGTCGGGATCTGGTCTTCAAAGCGCCGCTTGAACTCGTCCAGCTCAAGCCAGTACAGGCGCCACACTTGGGTAGGCGCCGCGGGCAGGTAGGCCTTGACGGTGTAGTCGTCGGAGACGGGACGCCAGCGGCCGAGATCGCTGGCGCCCAGGTCCGGGCCGGTGTAGGCGGTCTGCGCCAGCGCGGTCGGCCCGTCCAGGCCCTCACGCATCCAGCGCCAGTCGATCGGGCGCGATTGAAGGTCGCGCCAGGCGTCGGCCAGCCAGTCAAACAGGCGCGCGTGGTCTTTGGTCGCGCCGGTGACGGTGGTGGGGCCGTTGCCACTGCGGCCCGACTCGCGGTGGAGCCGCTGGGCGAGCTGCAGGTAGTTCATGTCAGCCGCCGACCATGATCCGCTCAAGCCAGGCGCGGCCCTTGGGATGGTTGTCGCGGATCACCGTGAACGGGAACGGCTGGTTGGCAGCGGTGCGCTGCACCATGCCTTCGTCGCTGTTCGGGTCGCGGTTGCGCTCGGTGCTGTAGGCCGTCTCGTAGCGCGCCAAGTTCTCGACGAACTTGCGCGGGATGCTGATGGCGCGGCCGCGGGGCAGCCACACGTGTTCACCGTTGCAGCCGACGGCCACCACGGGCGGCGCGCTCTTGTCGCCGGTGGGGTGGATGCGGATGACGATTTCGCTGTGCATGAAGGCTTCCATTTCGGCCACGTCCTTGAACTCGCGTTCACCGACGGGGACGATGGGCGGCGCCACCAGGGTCAGCTTGAGGTTCTTGTACGAAAGCACGCCCTCGGCTTGATCCAGGTTGGGCAGGAAATCGGTGCTTTCCAGTTCTCGGGTGCGCGCCATGCGGGGCTCCTTAAAAAACGGGGCGAGCGGGCTTGCGCCACACCCGCCCCAGGGCGGCAACTGCTTGCCGGGGATCAGTAGGCGATCGGGCGGCCGTAGTCCAGCGCCATGTCAACGTAGGTGTCGGTCACGTTGGCTGCGCCAAGGTCGGTCGAACCGGCCGTGAACGTGGTCGCGCCGGTCTGCACCAGAATGCCGCCCAGCACGGCCACGAGTTCACGTTCGGGAACCGGGAAGGCACCAGGCTCGTAGCCCACGCCGGTGCTGGCGGTCTTGATCTCGGACTGCAGCGCGGTGACCGTGCCGGCAGCGTTGATCAAGATCCAGAACACGCAGACCTGGTTGGCGGCCAGCGCGACGTGGGTCGTGCCGGTGGCCACCGCAAAGGCGATGTTGTCGGTGACTGCCTTGCGGAAAGCGCGGCCGTCGATGACGTAGTGCGTGATGTTGGCGATCTGGAAGGTGTTGGCGTTGGTGCCTTCGGCCAGTCCAGCTGCGGTGGTTGCGAAGTTGTCGCGTGAGGTCATCGTCATGATGTTTTCCTGATAGGTTGGTGTGAAGCGGGGCCCCGTTGCCAGGGCCCCAGCGTCATCAGCTGGTTACAGGGCGCCGCAGGCGACTTCCACGACGGCCATGTGCAGCTCGTTGAGCCGCACCGCCGTCATGTAGAACTTCGCGCCCACGTGGCCACGCTGACCCAGCGGGTCGTCGGAGGCGGAATTGCTCCCGTCGCCGCCGCCAGGCTTGCGGTGGAAAGCCTGGAAGCTGTCCATGCCGCGCAGCATCACGTCGCCGTAGGCTTCTTCCGACAGGACCAGCATCGGGTACACGTCGGCCGCTTCGGAGCCGGCCGCGTTGACGCCACCCGTGCCAGCCGCAGCCAGCAGCGTGCCGGCCGCGCCGCCAGTGCCGCCCGCAGAGAGGTACGGGGCCATGTGCGCGCTGGTCACGAAACGGAACTGCTCGAAGCTGCCCAGCTCGTTTTCGTGGATCGGCTTGCGGCTGCCGTACTCGCTGATGTGGATGAAGCCCGTGGTCAGGACCGACCGCAGATCAGCCGACATATTGGGATGGCACACCACAACAAAGGCCGCTTCGATCGGCTGGGTGCCAATGCCTGCGGATGCCGGCAGGATCGCCGTCATCTTGGACGCCAGGTTGTTGTCCATGCCCCGCGCCACGTTGCGGAACAGGTTGGCCGACAGGCGCGCGATGATGCTGGAGCGCGCCGCCACCGCGCCGCCGCGGTACACGTTGGTGCCCGCCTTCAGCACGCCGTAGCGGATCATCTCCATCAGCAGGCCCATGCGCTCGCCGGTCAGCTTGACCATCTCGGCGGGCACGTTGTCCTCGTACAGATCGGCCACCACGTCGCTGTAGCGGTACAGCACGCCGTACTGCGTCAGCGTCGCGGTGATGTCCTGCGGCGTGATGCTCTCAGCGATCGGGGTTTCACCTTCGCTCAGAATGTGCGCCGCGGGGTCCACGTTCCAGGTGTTGGGCGTGGTGGTGGTGGCACCCTTGGGCAGCCAGCGGCGGTACTTGACCGTCGCGCTGTTGTTCTTCGGGATGGACTTCTTCATCGAGCGGCAGCACCGGCCGATGACTTCCTGGGGCACGACGTGCTTCAGGATTTCGCCTTTGAAAAGGCCCAGCCGCTGTGCGGCGGTACCCATGACTTGACCAGACATGATGATTTCCTATGTGGTTGGGGCCTACCGCTGGGAGTTGAACCCAGCCAGGAATGCGGCCTCGACGGACGATTCGGGTGCGCGGCGGCCACCAGCCCCTGACGGGACCACGGCCGCCTGCGCGCGGTTGTTGCGTGTCTGAGAGAGCTTCGCGGCGTTGTCGCGCACGGTTGCGGCAGTGCGCTCGCGCTCGGCAGCAAGCTCCTGGTATGCGTCGAACCGGGTCACGGCCTTCAGCATCTCGGGTTCGCTGTCGGTGCCGCGCACCAGCTGCTGGTACTGCGCGGGCTGCGTGGCCAGCCACGACTCAAAAGCCGGGCTTGCCACCTTCTGCTCCCACCCTGGCGCGGCCTGGTTCAGCAGCGTGGTTTCCGCTGCGGGTTCCGGGTCGGTGGGTGCGGGGGTCTGCTTGCTCTGGAAGAACTCCTCCATCGCGTCGACCACTTCCGGCAGCTCGCGGCGGATTCTTTCGACGGCAGGCAACGTCGGCGGGGCCGGCGGCGTGGCTGCGGGCGTCTGCTTCTGTTGCAGAGCGGCGACACGACCCTCTGCGGAGCGCAAGCGATGCTCCAGCACAGGGACGGCCTCGGCCGCCTTCTTCAGCGTGTCGAACTGCTCGAGCATCGCGCGCACCTTCGGGGGAAGGCCGGCCAGCTCGTCCACCTGCTCACCGGCGGGGGCCGGTTCTGCGGGTGTTGAAGGCGCTTCGCCCGTCGGGGTGTCAACTGCATCCGGGCCAGGCGCGGGTGCATCGGCAGCGGGCGTACTCGCCGGCTGGCCGTCGTTGAAGCCTGCCTCAAAGGCGGCCAGTTCCTCGGCGGTGAATTCGTCTTCCTGCGGGTCCATGAGTTTCTCTCTGACACTTCAGTCGGTGGTGCAGGCGCCTATTCGGGGCTTGCGTCCTCTACCGGGGCTGCCTGGGGCAGCGCCAGCAATTCCTTCAATTCCAGGATCCTTCCGCGCAGCGTAGCGGTCTGCTGTTCGGTGTTTTGTGGGCGGTCGTTCTGCTGGCGCAGGTCCGCGATGCGGGCGCGCAAGTGCGTCTCCAGCCGGGCCCACGTGGCGCCGTTGAAGTCGCGCCGGTCCAGCGGGTCGTCGCTCATAGCCCTTGGTTGGTGGGGTTGGTCGGGTCCAGCTTGAGCGCACGCTCGGCGGCGAACAACTCGCGCTTGTCGCGGCTTTCGATGGCCTTGGCCGCCAGCATGGCCTTGAGGTCGGCCAGGCCGATCTCCTTCTGGCCAGCGAACTCCATGGCCTGAATCTGAAACTCGATGTCGGACACATACCGCTGGAGCTGGCGGTCCATGTCGGCCTGCTGGGCGTCGTGCTCCATGCGGGCCTTGTCGGTGGCGGCCTTGATGTTGGCCGCCTCGATGCGCGGATCCTGCGGCGGCGGTTGCTCGGCCTTCTGCGCCTGCAGCTGCTCCC